AAGGCTTGGCAGCCTGCTGATGGAGGTAGAAACCAATACAAAGAACCGGATTGCCGTGTCTATGGCACCTCGTATGGGTAAATCCCAGATGATTTCTATCTATTATCCGGCTTGGTACTTGGGAAAACACCCCGATCACAAGGTAATTGTGGCCTCACACACTGCAGATTTAGCGGTTGTAATGGCTCGGAAGGTGCGAAATCTCATCAATACGCCCGAATACAAGGCGATTTTCCCCAACACCTCGATAGCTAGCGACGCAAAAGCGGCTGCGCAGTGGAATACAACCAAAGGTGGCGAGTATTTTGCGATTGGTGTGGGTGGTGCGCTGGCCGGACGGGGCGCTCACTTGATTATTGCCGACGATCCGCTGTCTGAGCAGGACATTAAGGCTGGAAACACCACATCTTTGGACAACGCATACGAGTGGTTCAGTGCTGGTTTGCGTACTCGACTCATGCCAGAGGGAAAAATCTGTGTTTTACACACAAGGTGGCACCAGAGGGACCTGATTGGGCGGCTAATCAAGGATTCCGCCATGAATGAGGGCGGGGACAGCTACGAAACCTTTGAATTCCCTGCAATTTTGAACGAAGGCACGGATAACGAGAAGTCAATCTGGCCAGAACAGTGGTCAATCGAGTCTTTGCAGCAAACCCGGGCGTCAATGCACCACATCATGTGGCAGTGGTACGCTCAATACCAGCAAAACCCAACAGCAGCCGAGGCTGCGATCATAAAACGGGACTGGATACGCTGGTGGACCAAAGATAACCCGCCAAAGATTGACTTTATGGTGCAGGCGTTCGATACGGCGCTCACTACCAAGGAGAGGTCTGACTTCTCCGTTTGCCATACGTGGGGTGTGTTTGAGAGTGAAGAAGACGGCACGCAGAACGTCATATTGCTGAATAAAGTCAAGGGTAAGTACGAGTTTCCTGAGCTTAAAGCCATGGCGCACGAGCAGTACAAGCTGTGGGAGCCTGATAGCGTAATTGTTGAGGCCAAGGCCAGTGGTCAGCCACTCATTGACGAGATGCGCAGGTCAGGTATATTTGTGCAGGACTTTAGCCCCGGCAAGGGGCAGGATAAAATTGCTAGGCTTAATGCCGTGGCAGATATGTTTGCGTCAGGGCACGTTTGGTTCCCCGAGAATGCGTGGGCTGCGGCCACTGTGGAGGAGATTTTGGCGTTTCCCGCAGGCGAGCATGACGACGAGGTGGACACCATGACACTTGCGTTGATGAGAATTCGTAAAGGTGGACTCTTGCGCTTGAGCAGTGACCACGAGGATAATGACCCCTATTACGCGGCCCGTCGGCAGGCGTATTACTAAGGACTTTAAATGGCTACTAATATGTTCCCCTCTTTGAACCCAGCACCGCTTGGGTTAGATGCACTGGCTCCTGAGATGGAGGAAGGCCCCGGTCTTGAGATTCAGATCGAGAACCCTGACGGCGTAATTGTCGGCATGGACGGCGTTGAGATTGACCTGATGGACATCGTCAAGGGTGGTGAAGAGGACTTTGATGCCAACCTTGCAGAAGAGATGGACGAGGGCGAGTTGCAGAAACTTGCCAGTGATTTGGTTGAAATGGTAGATGGGGACATCTCCAGTCGCAAGGACTGGGTTGAGATGTATGTCAAAGGTCTAGACGTTTTGGGGATGAAGTATGAGGAGAGGACGGAGCCGTGGCTTGGAGCTTGTGGAGTATTTTCAACCGTTCTTACTGAGGCAGCGGTCCGCTTCCAGAGCGAGACTATCATTGAAACGTTCCCTGCTCAGGGTCCAGTCAAGACGGAGATCATCGGGGCTATTGACCGCCTTAAGGAAGAGGCAGCGGAACGCGTCCGAGAGGACATGAATTATCAGTTGACCGAGGTAATGTCTGAGTACCGACCCGAGCATGAGAAGATGCTGTACTCCCTTGGTTTGGCTGGCAGTGCGTTCAAGAAGGTTTATTACGACCCCGGTCTGGCTCGTCAGATTGCAGTATTTATTCCTGCTGAAGACATTATTATTCCGTATGGTGCGTCGAGTTTGAAGACGTCTGATCGTGTGACTCACATCATGCGTAAGACCAAGAACGACATGAAGAAGCTGCAGGTAGCTGGCTTTTATCGTGATGTTGAGTTGGGTGAGCCGCAAGTCATACATACAGACATTGAGAAAAAGAAAGCGGAAGACCAAGGCTTTACGCTCACAGATGACGACCGCTATCAGATTCTGGAAATTCACGTTGACTACGACTTGCCCGGTTATGAAGACGAGGACGAGATTGCACTGCCATACGTGGTGACAATAGATCGCGGCACTAACAAAGTATTGGCCATCCGTCGTAACTGGAACCCAGAAGACAAGCGCAAACTAAAACGCGATCACTTCGTACAGTACACATACATACCCGGCTTTGGTGCTTACGGTCTTGGCTTGATCCACTTGATTGGCGGCTACGCACGCGCAGGCACATCAATAATCAGACAACTCGTGGACGCGGGTACGTTGGCTAACTTGCCCGGCGGTCTGAAGGCTCGTGGCTTGCGTATCAAGGGAGATGACACTCCAATCAACCCCGGTGAGTTCCGTGATGTAGATGTGCCAAGCGGTGCGGTCAAAGACAACATCATGATGTTGCCGTACAAAGAACCATCACAAGTTCTACTGGCGCTACTGAACCAGATCACTGACGAGGGCAAACGCCTTGGCTCTATTGCTGATATGAACATCAGCGACATGAGTGCGAATGCTCCGGTGGGTACCACGCTGGCTCTCTTAGAGCGTCAGTTAAAAACCATGAGTGCGGTGCAAGCGCGGGTTCACTACTCGATGAAGCAAGAGTTCCAACTTTTGCGTGACATCATCCGCGACTACACACCAGATCAGTACAGCTTTGATCCATCAAGCGGCGACCGCATGGCGAAGCAAGAAGATTACGACATGGTGGATGTGATCCCTGTGTCTGATCCCAACAGCGCGACGATGGCGCAGCGCATCATGCAGTACCAAGCGGTGATGCAGTTGTCGCAGCAAGCTCCGCAGATTTATGACTTGCCAATGTTGCACCGTCAGATGATTGAGGTGCTGGGTATTAAGAATGCAGACAAACTTGTACCTACAGATGACGATATGACACCACGCGATCCTGTGTCGGAAAACATGGCGTTCCTGAATGGCAAACCCACTAAAGCGTTTATCTATCAAGACCACGACGCACACATTGCTGTACATACATCAATGATGCAAGACCCCCTGCTCATGGCGCAGATTGGTCAGAACCCACAGGCCCAGAAGATGATGGCCGAGATTCAAGCGCACGTTGCAGAACACTTGGCGTTTGCGTACCGCAAGAAAGTCGAGGAGCAGCTTGGCGTGCCACTGCCACCACCCGACGAAGAAATGCCAGAAGACGCAGAAGTTATGTTGTCACGTCTGGTTGCCCAAGGCGCACAGCAAGTGCTGGCTGCGAGCAAAGGTCAGGTGGCAAACCAACAAGCCCAGCAGATGCAGCAAGACCCAGTCATGCAGTTGCAGCAAGCGGAGCTTGAGATTAAGAAGATGGACGCTGCGACTAAGGCTAAGAAAGTTGAGGGTGACTTGTTGCTCAAGCAAGCCGAGATTGAGCTTAAAGCGCAAGCACAAGGTAGCCAGAATCCTGACCCGGTATTGTTAGCTGAGCAGCACCGCATGGAGATGCAGATGCAGCAAGAGCGTCACCAGCAGGAAATGATGGCGGCGCAGCAACAGCAACAGGCGGCTATGCAGCAACAGCAGCAAGCCATGGCTCAAGCACAACAAGCCCACGGTCAGAAGTTGGCCCACGGCGGACAGGTACACGGTCAAGGTCTGCAGCACAAAGATATGGCTCACATGCAGAAGATGCGCCACGCTGCAATGGCGGCTGAAAAAGCCAACAACAAACCGACCAAAAAGGATGAGTGATGGCCAATCTGCTTGAAGTTTTAGACGGGAAACTAAATGAACACGTCAAGCAGTTGGTTGACGTAATTAGTGCTGGTGGAGCTAAATCCCACGAGCACTATAAAGAACTGTGCGGGACTATCCGAGGTCTGCAAACCGCGCAGTATGAACTTGCTGACCTCGTGCGAAAAACTAAGGATTATGACGATGACTGATTTCGACGTTAGTGCGGTTGATCTGAGTGGGTTGCTAAACACATCCGCAGAAGAAAAAGCCAAACAAGTGCCGGACCCCGCGACGTACCATATTTTGTGTATGTTGCCCAAAGCTGAAGAAGAATTTAGCGAGACTGGGATTTTAAAGTCCGCTACAGCTATGCACCACGAGGAGCTTCTTTCCCCCGTGTTATTTGTCGCAAAGATTGGTCCCGATGCGTTCAAAGACCCAGCCAGATTCCCGTCTGGCCCATCATGCAAAGTTGGTGACTTTATTTTGGTTCGTCCAAACACCGGCACGCGCATGAAAATTCATGGCACCGAATGGCGTCTAATTAACGATGATTCCGTACAAGCCGTTGTGCAAGACCCTCGTGGTATCCAACGTCCAACCTAAGGAGTAGTCATGGCAGAAATTGAAAAAACAGAGTTTGAATTTCCCGATGAGGTTGAAGTCAACGCCCGCAAGGGTGGCAAGGTTGTAGCACCTGAGTCTGACGCACCGGAAATCGAAGTTGTAGACGACACGCCTCCCGAGGATCGTGGTCGCAAGCCCATGACTGAACCCCCCAAAGAGGTGACGGATGACGAGTTGTCAAAGTACGACGAAAGTGTTCAGAAACGCATCAAACACTTTACAAAAGGCATCCTCGGATCATTCTCGCGCATGTAAGTATTGTCCACCGACTGCATCTGCGCTTCCGCTTGTTGGCGGTAGTACGCGTCACGCTGAACAGTAAACTCTACTGGGGTTTTGCAAAGCAACAAACCTCCCACCTCAACGC